GAAGAAGAAAGACGGCCATTCAATTGGAATATATGGCAGACTTCTGATTTCACAGGAGTCGGTGATGAGAATCTCCCGCTCTGATTTTATCGACGCTTGGAAGGTGTGCTGAACCGACGGAAGGGGTTGAACCGGTCGTCATGGGTTCGGACGGGTGTTGAGGCGCTTAGAATCGCTCTATCGGCCTATTTCACGGAATAGGCGCTTGAGCAGCCCCACCTTCACTTTCTCGGCCTTGACCGGCTTTGCATTCCCCTTCAGATCGAGATCACCGAGAGGCATGATGAAGCGGTTGTGGTTCTCGGCTTCTTCTCTCAGCCAATCAAGGACGCCTTGCTCCAGCGTCAAGTGGAAAGTCCCGACTTCATCGCGTCGCCATAGGGACGGAATCAAGCAATCCTGATCGACGGTGTTCGCGCTGCCGAGAGCGCGAGCGTTCTTCACTTGGACGACGTGAGCGTTGGCGGCTGCCAGCGCCTCAAGAGAGGGCGTTCCAGCGGGCCAGCAGATACGGCAATAGTGAGTGCGGGACGGATGGCAATATGGATCACACTCGGCCCATTCGATTCGGCGGCCCATGTGCTCGCCGCTTTCTTCTCGATAGTATAGGTGGAGACACTCCCGAACGAACTTGCTGAAATTCTTCCCTTCTCGCTTCATTCGGTGAGCGAGCGCCTCAGTCTCAGGATCGAGGCTAATGCTCGTTGTGATGCTCATTCCATATCTCCCCGTAGCCTGTGAGTGATCCCGTTGAGCATGGTGGGGCATTGTTCAGATTGAACCTTCTCGATCTGTCTCTCAACACTCCTGCTGCCTGAGAGATTGAACTCCCAATAGACGCCGCAATATCGACATGAAAACCTCATTGTTCATCACTTCCGGTCAAGGCCGCTTTTTCTAAATCAAGCACTCGGCAAGGTCCACGCTCGACCCAGTCGTGGACCTCAGAATCCCATTCAATCGTCATCATCATCGTCATCACACTCGCAATCCCAAACGTATTCATCGCAATATGGGCATGTCTCCGACTCCATCTCGTCGTCGTCGTTCTCGTCGATCTCAGCCTCAAGGAATGCTTGAACTTCTTCCCATCGCTCACCGAGTTTGACGAGCAGCGTTTTTTGATATTCTTCGCTCTCCTTGACGGCGTTCCATGCGTCGTAATCGATCATAGGCTCGACTTCCTTCCGGATCAGATCCTGAATCACGGATGGCTTCAGCGCGTCCAACTCCCAAGCGCGATTCGTTCCGGTCGCATCCTTGTATGATTGAAGGCGGCTGCTGGTCGTCTTGGCGAAGGATGGAGGCGGCTTGTATTGGTTGATCTGATCCATCGTTAGGCCAAGCCTACGGATCTCAACATCAGCGCCGAACTCATCCAACATTTCGCCAACCTGTTCAGGCATGTGAAGACCTTCAGGATCGTGGTCGCTGAAGTATAGGATGATGACCTTCTTCCCGTTGTTGATGGCTCGCTTGAACTTATCAGCCGACTTCTTGATTTCGCTGATCGAAGGATAGCCCTTCGTGGCGAAGTAATCAAGGCGATATTCTGAGGCAGGGTCGCTGATAACATCGCTCAACGCATCCTTCTCAAGCCAAATCTCGACCAAGACCGATTGTGACTCCCACAGGTCTTCCTTGTATCGGTATTGAAGGTATGAGGCGGCTTGACCGGCGTTCCGGTATCCGCCCGACCAACCGACGGTTGAGCGCGTCCGGTCTTGCAACAGATCCCAATCAACCAGCCCCGCCATTCGGGCGTTCCGAAGGATGTCGCCTAACTTCTTGTAATTCCGCATCGTGTTCTCATGGAGATCTCTCGCCACGAACTGATAATGCAATTGACGGAGGGTCATCTCTCCGTCGTATTCAGCCATGATCTCGATTGCTTGCTCGATCACTTTAGCGGTCTTGGCCGCGAATCGTCGTTCTTCGTATTGCTCCTTCGCCATAATTCTCAGGTCGAGCCGAAGGCGATGCGGCTTAAGAGTGTATCATTTTAGCAAACAATGCTTGAATTGTATAATAAATAGTGATTGATTGATCTATCTCTCTTCTCTCTCTCTCTCAGAAAGACGGTCAAGACCGGTTCAGGTTCGGTTAAGGGCCGCGAACGGTTCGACGTCCCTATGGAGTGGGTCGTAATCGGTGTTTTGATCGTGATAAACATGGGTTTAACGGTGTGGTTCGGCGTCAAGGCAGCGCAATTATTTCAATCGGCTATCGCTGATCTCGATGGCAACATCGCCGCGGCTCTCAAGTCCCTGATCGAGCAGGGGATCGGAGACATCGAACCGATCAATCCCGTTCAACAAGCAATCGCGCATTTCATCACCGAAAGAATGGCAAATGTGGGCGATCCGTCAAAGCCGGTCTTGGTCGAATTACCTCGGGGTGAGGGCGGCAAATTCGCTTGATATTTTTTGGCAACGATAATTAACAACCGATTTCCCCCGTTCGATCATGGCACGCCGGAAGAAAGCAAAGCGCCGATCCAAGCCTGCCTTCAGCATCCTGAACGCAATAGAGGCGCTGGCCTACGGTTCGTTGCTCACCGAGGGGATCGCTGGAACGAGCATCACAGGCTTCATTTTTGGAGATAAGGATCTCAAGTCCATCGGCACTTCATATTACGACGCCGGACTTAACGGGTATTCAACCGCTACGCGCATTTCCGGCGCCGATCAGATCTCCCTTGCCGACATTGTGAGCGAGCCGACTCTCGCAATTTCGACCATGACCGATAATTTCCAAAAGAACATAATTCCGATGGCGTTAGCGGCTTTCGGCATTTCGATTACGTTCCGAGTCGGACGCCGACTTTTGAGGCGTCCATTAGCATCAGTAAATAAAAATCTCATTACTCCGGCACTCGGCAAAGGCATCAGGATGTGAGATGAATGGCGAACGTGAATACCTACGGAACGGTGAAGGATCGCCGTAATCGAATCGTCCCTCTTGCAAACGCGGCCACGACCGAATCGACTCTTGATGAAGTCTTGACCGATTCATCGCTGGTGGGATCGGCCCAATCGCTCGGAACGTATGCGGATCAACTCGGCAACTACATGGTGACGTCGGGCGGGATTTCCTTTGAGACTGATGCGACCTACAATTATGTTCGATCAGCGGGGATCATCAAGGGAGTCTTCCCGATGGGATCCAACAAGGATGGCGGGACTTCTCCACTGCCCTCTCCAGTGCCCTATCCGTTCCGTTTAGCGTCCGGCGATCAACTGATGGTGATGGCGAACCCGATCACATCGAGAGAGGCTTCTCTCTCCGTCGCTTGCACGAACGGAGAATACCATGTCTTTGCAATTACGCCGAGCGGTTCAAGTGACTTTCATGAGTTCGTTTCGGTCTTGACCGGAAACGGAATTGGCGAGACATTACAGGGACGGAATGTCGCGTGGCTCTATGCCTACAGCGGCAACAACGACGCCGAGATGACGTCGATGGTGAATTTCCTGAACGGGTCGGGCGTTCCGATTGGAACTATCGGCTTCACCAATTCCGGCGCCTCTAATGCCTGCGTCTTCCAACCGAGCGGCGGTATTCCTATCGCGCTCAACACTCGGGTCGGATTCTCAACGGATGGTTGATCGCGTGTCGATCTCCAAGAGAGCGAAGGCTCGATTTGGGCTAATGTCGGCCTCGGAGAAGGCCACGATCAAAAAAGCGGCCAAGACCCTCTTTGACGCTGAACTGATGGGCGCTAAGAGAGCGAAGGAGATCACTCGATGGGCCGAGAAGCGGTGATCGAGTGACTCATTCTCTCGGGCGCTTCTTGATCCAAGAGGCTTCAGTCCCAGCCGGTTCAGCAGCCGAACGACTATTTCGCGTATTCACTGCGGGCGAGAAGCCCGTATCGATCCAATACATTCAGTATTATGGCGGCGATGCTGGCGAGTATTTGCAACTCTTTCTCATACCCCCAAATGTAATGTCGGCGGGCCTGAAGCCGAGTGATACAGCGGGAACTCTCGCCATCACGAATTACAACCTTCTCGTTGGTGCAAAGGGAACGATTGAAGCCCCTTCAACCGTAGTCTTTGCCAACGGTGCCTTGAGATCCGATGTGATGATCCCGCCCTATGCCTCAGTAGCGATGAACATGAGCGCGGCTAACACTGCTGCATGGGTCATCACCGTTGGGGGATTTGAGATTGCCTAAGGCCGCTGCAACGTCGGTAATAATTCACCGAATAGAACTCCAAGAAACTGAACGTCAATTGCTAAAATCGGTCGTGACCGCTTATTCCTTTAGGAATGTGACTCGGGGGGTATTCAACCTCACATCGGATCTCACAACGGTCGTGATCCTCCTGATCGGGCTGGAATATATCACCGGAAAGGAATTTTTGACGGGCGGGATTCTGCTGGCTCTCGCAACGGGTGAAGGATTCGCATCGGCACTCGCGGATATGTGGAATCAATTCAGGCAGACCGATGAATATCGCGCGAATTATGAAGAGCGGGGATCGAGTGTTCTCGGCGGTCTAATCAATCTCTTTGAGAACTTCCTCGGGATATTCACAGGAGAGGCCACCTCGACCTTCGTCGAGCATCAGGCAGATCGGCCCGAGGAAGAAGAAAGACGGCCATTCAATTGGAATATATGGCAGACTTCTGATTTCACAGGAGTCGGTGATGAGAATCTCCCGCTCTGATTTTATCGACGCTTGGAAGGTGTGCTGAACCGACGGAAGGGGTTGAACCGGTCGTCATGG